AGGTCGGGCAATGATACGACCCTGTTTGATTTTACATAACGCTTTTTTACTCCGTCCCTACCAAATACCCTACTCTTTTACTTGGGTTTACCCTCCTTTCTACTATGTTCTACTCGGTTAAAACTCGGTTTCCCTTTTAAAACAATGACTTACCTTTTTATACTTGGTTTTGAGTCCCTCGTAAGTGCTTGATTCTATTGATGTTCTCAATGTTCTACTTGGTAAACTTTACGAATGGAGACAGAGAACATGGAAAATGAGAGGGAGAAAAAAAGATAAGTCCTTGTTATATATAAATAAATATTTTTATTATTATTATTATAGTGCTTATTTTTTGTGCAATGTTCTATGTTCTCACGCTTTGACGATAGTGATTGGGGTTCAAATTTACACTGCGCAAAAGACCCTCGTCCTCACCAAGTCTTCCCAAGTTTTACCCTGTATGTCCTATGTTTACCAAGTGAGAACATGGGAACAAACGAGTAAAATCAATCACTTAGCTAAAAAAAAGTAGAACATGGATGTGAACAAAAGTGAGAACATGGGAACACGAGGTAAAACCGAGTAAAAACCGAGTAAAAACTTGGTTGGCGAAGTCAAAATGAGCAATTGGCTTTGATACCTGTTCCCTCCCGCGTGTCGATCAGACCCCCCTAAATTTAATCCTGAGTAATTTACTTGGGTATTACAAAAAGAAAAAGCCCCACACGAAGTAGGGCTTAGTCTCACTGGGTTTACTAGGTTAAACCCAGTCATTACGCGGGTGAACCTTGTGCATCGAGTTCGCGTCGTTTTACTTGGTTGAACCTCATGAGCTGATATGTGGCCTTGAATACTAGGTAGTTCATAGAGTGAATTCCCCCTCCTCGATCTCAACCTTGTATTGCTGATTGACGCCCTCGTATTTTAATACTTTTACATCGTCCTCACTGTTTGTGACAAAGACTTGAGGCTTAACCCAAAAAGATAACCAAGTGACCTGATATTTAAATGTGTGCATTGTATAACCCCCTATAATTAAGATAACCTAGTGACCTCGGCGAATGTCCGAGGCCTTGTCGATAAGTCTTCAACTTTGATGATCGCAGAGCGTGGACACTTTTCAACGTCCATGAATGTTTTAATGGCGCTCTCTTCTGATGTGTGACCGAATAGGGTCATAGTAAAATAACCCCGATCATGCATAGATGTAATTCTGAATTGCTTAATTGAATGCATGGTGACCCCCTTAGAATTGCTGAAATATAAAATGTTTAACGCCGTCGACCTCGTGAGAACCTAGCACCCAAGTGTTATCATGTAGGAACTCCTCGACCTCGTCCGCCTCGTCGATCATGTCCCCGTAAGTGTCTCTCACTTCTTTTTCTGATAGCTCACTGAAGTCACAGCATAACGCAATGACATCAAGCTCAAAGGGTTCCCCGTTGTCGACCTCGTACTGTTCGAGCGCATCGAATAGAATAGTTAAGCCCTCATAGCTAAACTGCTCACCCCTTCCCATATTGTGAAACGCATTTCTAAAATCATAATCGCTTATTGTCTGATACATAATTAATACTCCTAGTTGATTAATTAAATACTACAGCCCAAGGATACATAATTAAATTTAATATGTCAAGTATTATTTTACAATTATAGGCAAATAGATAATAGGCCTCCACCCTGGACCCCTACCCGCCCCCCACCCCCCAAAAATTTTGAAAGGAATTATTTTTTATCTTCTACACTTAGACTTTCACGAACGACCAATATAAAATCCAAATATCAGAAAGTACCCCCTAGTAAAATAAAAGGGATATCAAAAAAATATTTTGCAAAAAAAGTTGGGAGTTTAGTTAGTAAAGTTTCATTCAAAGGAAAGAAAAAGATAAAACGAATGAAAACTAAATAGCTTTAGGATCGAAGTTGTATAACTCGGAGTAAACGTCTTTAATACGCATGAATTTAGCCCCGTGCTGATCGAAGTCATCATCGCCTCGAACGTAGAGAGCTAAGTGAACCATTTCATGGAGGAGGGTTTGGAAGATAGTAATGAAGTGCCCACAAGAACCAGAACTTATTTCAATGGCCATGTCTACCTCGTCAAAGCAACCATAGATAGCAGGGTTCTTAATGACACGGAACTTAACTTTGTCTGACTTAGGCATAGGGAGTCTATTGAAGGGTGGCATTTTACACGCCATGTTGTATAGGATCTCTAGGTTTTTCTTAGTCAACGTGGTTTTCATATGGTTATTATACTAAATAAGTTGCGGCTAAAACCCAAAGTAGTATAAAATAGTCGAATTAGCTGCAAAATTCTACCCAAAGGTGTATCAGCGACACATGCAAGACCAAAATACTCAAGAAAATCAACAAGATAAACCCAGTAACGAGGTTGTTATTGTGCCTTTTATCGAAGAAAACATACCTATGCCCAAGAATGCAAGGGAAGCCCTACCAAGTATGACGTCGGAAGACGAAGTTATGATTCGAGCTAAAACAATTAAAGAAGTAAGTGACATTATGGGTGAAGAAATTGCGCCAAACGCAGAAAATGTTAAAGAAGCAGAAGATTTAGCACGCAAAATGGTAGAAAACCCAGGTATGAAACAAGAGTATGGTCTATACGCAAATGAAACCGTGGCCTACTTAGGTGGACTTGTTGGGTCATACAACCACATGATCGTAAAAGACCTAGCTGATTTGAAGTTATACGTGGTAAACAAGTTGGTTGAGATTGTGCATCATGAGGATAGTAACCTTAAAGAACAAATTACAGCATTAAGATCGATTGGTGAAGTCGATGGTGTCGATGCGTTTAAGAAGAAGACCGAAGTTATCCACAAGATGGAGACGATGGAAGAAGTTGAAAAAGAATTACTTAGTATGCTTAGTGAACTAAAACAAAAAGCGTTGATAAAACCTAAATCTGAAATTATAGATGCAGAAATTGTAGAAGATGCCAGAGACGAAACCAAAACTGACGAGTAAGGATATCGAGGAGTTACAAGCCCTTTTTCCTGAAGCAGACGAGGCCCAAAAGGTTAAGCTCCAGAAACTTCTTAAAATATATAAAACCAAGGTTGTCGAGAAATCGGGCAAAGAAACGTTTTTAGATTTTATACAACATGTATACCCAGGTTACATGATAGGAGACCATCATAGGAAACTTGCTCAGATATTTGAAGACATTGCGAACGGCGTCAAGAAACGAGTTATTGTTAACATTGCTCCGAGGCACGGGAAGAGTGAGCTTATTTCATATCTTGCTCCAGCCTGGTTTCTTGGTAAATACCCTAATAAGAAAGTTATTATGGCGTCGCATACGGCTGACCTTGCTGTTAATTTTGGTCGTCGGGTTAGAAACTTGGTGGGTAGTGACGCTTATAAAGATATCTTCCCACAGGTAGAACTACAAGCAGATAGTAAATCGGCATCACGATGGGGGACAAATTTTAATGGTGAATATTTCGCAATTGGTGTTGGTGGTGCCCTCGCTGGTCGCGGCGCTGATCTTTTTATCATTGATGATCCACACTCCGAGCAAGATGCAAAACTTGGAAGGGCTGATGTCTTTAAGCCTGCTTGGGAGTGGTTTCAATCTGGCCCTCTTCAACGTCTTATGCCAGGTGGTGCGATTATCGTAGTGATGACTCGGTGGTCTAAGTTAGACTTGACTGGTGAAATTGTTAACCAGATGATAAAACAAGAAGGCGTAGACGAGTGGGAAGTCGTAGAGTTTCCTGCGATCATACATAATAAACAAGGTGAAGAAGAATCACTATGGCCTGACTTCTGGCCACTCAAAGAACTCTTAGCAAAGAAAGCGGCGTTAGATGTTCGGTACTGGAATGCGCAATACTTGCAAAACCCGGTGTCAGAAGAAGGTGCTTTAGTTAAAAGGGAGTGGTGGAAGATATGGGAAGAAGAAGATCCACCGAGTTGTGAGTTTACGATCATGAGTTTAGATGCTGCCCAAGAGGCGAATAACAGAGCGGACTATAACGCGCTCACCACTTGGGGCGTCTTTTTTAACGAAGAAACCAATAACTATAATATAATACTATTAAATAGCATTAAGCAACGACTAGAGTTCCCAGAGTTAAAAGAGCTTTGTATACAAGAATATAAAGAGTGGGAACCAGATGCATTTCTAGTCGAAAAGAAATCTAACGGTGCTGCACTTTATCAAGAGTTTAGACGGATGGGTATTCCCGTCGGTGAGTTTACACCAGGTAAAGGACAAGACAAAATAAGTCGAGTTAATGCTGTGTCAGACTTGTTTAGAAGTGGTATAGTGTGGGCTCCCGACAGACGATGGGCACATGAGGTTATAGAAGAGTGCAACGACTTTCCAAGTGGCGCAAATGATGACTTAGTTGACTCAACAACGTTAGCATTAATGAGATTCAGACAAGGTGGGTTTATTAGATTACCTAGTGATGAGCCTGAAGATATACCAGGATTTAAAAGTTCTCGAAACAGATTATACGCAATATAAGGATAAATTATGGCAGACAATGTAGATAAAAGTATAAGTCAAGCACCTCAAGGTCTAGAAGAATTAGCGATGGGTCAACCAGACCTTTCTATTGAGATTGAAAACCCAGAAAGTGTAACACTTGATGACGGTAGTATGGAAATTACAATCATTCCAGGTAAAGATGTTGCCGGAGATGAATTCAATGCAAACTTAGCAGACGATATGGATGAAGGTCAGTTGACTGAATTGTCAGGTGATTTAATTGGTGAATACGATGCCGATATTAATTCAAGAAAAGATTGGTTAACTACTTATGTAGACGGCTTAGAATTACTAGGCTTAAAAGTAGAAGACAGAACAGAACCGTGGCCCGGCGCATGTAATGTATATCATCCCTTAATGACAGAAGCGCTGGTTAAGTTCCAAGCTGAAACTATGATGGAAACATTCCCCGCCGCAGGCCCAGTTAAAACCGTAATTATCGGTAAGCAAACAAAAGAAAAAGAAGATGCTGCTGAACGTGTAAAAGATGATATGAACTATCAGCTCACGGACATG